TAACCGCTAATATATCGCGTATTGATTTTTGTCATTTGGCATATAAAATGCTTGAACAAAAATCACTGATTAGTGAGAATAATGTTAAGAGTTCGTTTGCTGATACAGATGATAAAGAAGTAACTTTTCTTGCAAATTCGGGAATAATAAACGGACGTTCTGAAACGGAATTTGCACCGAATGACGATATTACGCGTGAGGAAGCGGCAGTAATACTGACGAATACAGCGGAATTTATGGGCGTAAAAGAGGACATAGCTTTATTTGATACTGTATTTTCTGATTATGACACAGTTTCGGATTGGGCAAAGGAATCTGTGCGTAAAATGGATTCTCTCGGAATAATGCGAGGAGTAGGTGATAACAATTTTTCGCCAAAATCAAATTATACAATGGAGCAGTCGGCAATAACAATGCTAAAGTTGTTTAATCTTGATGTGAGTGACTACGCAAGCAATGTGTATGAAGTAAAAATTAACGGTGATTTATCACTTTTTAGCGGTGAGGATAAGCAATGGATAAAAAATGACGGTAAAATAATATTTACATATGACGGTCCTGAGGAAGATATTGCTGATGATGAGAGGTCGTTTGTGTTCTTTGAAAAAAGCGGGAAATGGTATTTTTATATTCATAACAACAAAAGTGAAAATTACAGCAAGAATAATAAATGTACAGGTATATACAATGCCGAAACAGGAAATATGGACTATACACTGATGGTTGATACACTAAATAACAATCAAGGAAGAACAGACCATATTGACTTTGCAGATGATTATTATATGGTAACAACATACGGTTCCGCCGGAGCTGAACCTGTTTCTTATATAACTAATATGGAGCTTTATAGCTATGAAGGCGAAAAGCTTGCTTCTTCTCATTACAGCTCATACTTAGGTGGCGATTTTCTTGATAAGGATGAATATCCTTGTAATAACCAACAAATAAGAGTTGATTTGGATAAGGCGAAATCGCCGTTGGGTGAGTATTTTGTACAGGGTGAGAATTTGATTAAGTCACCTCCGTATTACAGTCCAACATATAGTAAGGATTTCACATATTTTTATACCGATACGCTGAAAGGATATACACCGGTCAAATATAACGATGAATACATAATTTACAATCCCAACGGAGAAATAATTTATAAAAGTGATAAAAAATTATTTGTAATGCCATATAAAAATAAAATTTGTTTCGGTGAAACCGATGAATATAGTATTGAGGTATATGATATACAGACAAGAGAACATATTGATTCATTGAATTGGGATGAAAATCAGCAATATAAATCCGCTGATGACTATATTGAGGATTTATTGGCAGAAAATATAGACAGCGAGTGCGTATCTCCTAAGGGGAATTATACGGTCGATGGATTTAATATGCTGTTATATACATCTGTATATCCAAAGGAATTTATTGATTTTCTGGATACTGAGGGCTTTAGCGGATATACGCCGGTGTACAAATACGAAAAAGAAAGTTCGAAATACTATATATACAATCCTGACGGTGAGGTATTTTTAGAATCTGATAGAAAAGTGTATCTTATCAAACGTGATAATAAAGTTTGTTACACTAAAGTAAATAAAGCGAATAAGGAAGTAGAAGTATATTCGCTGTCAGACGGAGAACTTATTTCAACATTTTCATATGATTTTTATACATATTATACTTACAATCAATATGATATAATGGGATAAATCATAGGACAATATTTAAGATAAAAAAGGAGATAATAATGAAACGAAAAATATTTATATTAGTCGCTTTATTTATGTTATTCGGTATTACTGCCACCGCAGAAAATGTCGGTGATGTTATAGGCGCGGTGTATCCGACAGATATAATAACGGATATATGTGGATATGAAATACCTGCGTACAATATAGGCGGCGAAACAGCAGTATTAGTATCAGCTTTGTCGAACTACGGTTTTGATGTAAAATTTGAAGACGGCATTGCCTATGCGGATTATGATTGGCAAAAAGAAAAAACACCTATTTCAGAACCGACAAAATCCGACATAAACGTTCTGTATACGGATATTAAGGTTAAAATAAACGGAATAGAAGTCCCGGCATTTAATATTGACGGTTCAATGGCTATACCGATTGAACGTACCTGTGAAATATATACGGAAGCAAATAAGGATAATGAAATTTCGGATTTCTTTCTGAATTATGTATGGTGTGAACCTGACAAAACACTGTCGCTGGATATCTCTGATGACAGAGTTTCATATCAGGACTTTATGATAGATCTCATCAAAGCAGCTCATATGGATTTTGACAGTAATTTTTATAACCACTATGTAAAAACTGATGATGAAGAAAACACAAATATTGCTTATCTTGAAAAATTCAGCGATATAAAAGATACAAAGTTAGAAAAGTACATAAATTTGCTTGTTAAGGCAGATCTTATAGACGAGTATAGTTATGAAAACGGAAGTAAATTACATCCATACAGAGGTGTCACTCGTACCGACGCAGCATTTTTCATTTCAAGAATTTTGGGATGTTCGTATGACTATGCGGAGGCTTTTGATTACTATATAAGTAAATACGGTCACTATAATCATATAGAGCAAATTTTTGAATCATACAAAGAAACAATACCGGATTATGTTCACTATGACATTCCCTCTTATGACGCATACAAGATTCAAGAATGGTCAAAACCGTATTTTGCATATTTATTGGATATAAATATATTGGCTTTTGATGACAATAATTATATAAAACCAAATGATTTTTTAACAAAAGACAGTGAAAATGAACTAATAACTTCAATGTTAAAATATATGGAAGAAGGTATAACAGATAAAGAAATCAGTTTTACAATAAACAGTAATCGAGTTGGTTTTAAAAAAGATTTTTATATGCTTCATACTCTAACTTCACCTGCACAAATAGTTAATGGTATTTTATATGTTCCGATATATTCAATTTTTAATAAAACATATCGTGAACATTATGTGGACAATATCACTGCTGATGCTTTGAAGCTGAATGTATCCAAAGAAAATGGTATTGTAATTAGCATAGGAGGAGATTTTACTTGTATTTTTAATAATCATTATTTGTTTATGGGCGATTGGGGTATCGTATACAATGTTTTTCCAGGTATTAATGCTTATGTTGAAAAGCGTTTTAGTCAACCGTCGGGAGGAACATATATTCCAAATTTAATTCGACTTGATTATCCTATTCGAAAGCTCTATGGTGAGCCCATGCTTCCGATATACGATTATAATACCGATTCTCAGATTGAAAATTCATTTGGAATTAACTTTGATACTGAAGCTAACATATATAATTTTAGGTATTTTAAAGCGCTTTATAACGGTTCATGATAATATATAAAAAAGCGGTTCCTCTGAACCGCTTTTTTATGTTTTTATGGTGGCTCTTAATCAATTAAAGATTCTCGTCTTTGTAAATAATGTAATATTTGTCAAAAATATTATGCATATCTTGAATGTAAATATATTTGCCATTCTCGTCAGTATCATTTAACTCAAATGGAGTTCGTCCAGATAAAAGGCAAGTTACAGCTGCAATTCCTGCTGCGTCACCTAAGACACATTGATTCGGCAAGACTCTCATTTCTGACCAAGCAAATGATGAGGCTGATACGGCATACCCAGGAATAAGCAGATTTTTTACATACTTAGTAATAAGAGCTGAGTATGGTATAAATGCAGGAGCTGTTGGAGAGTTTATGTCTAAAGGATAATTAGGATCATTCATATCTTTGCGGATTTTTTGATAACTTAAATGACCGCAAATATATTTTTTAGAATCATTTTCATCTATATAATCATCTTTTTTGAAAGGATGGATATCGGATCCATAAAAATTGAAACCTATAGATTGACGATTATTAGGATTATCTTTTTCATCAGGATGAGCGGCATAATGGCAGTGATGTTGTGTGACCGCATAATTGTTGTTTTCTGTTTCATTACCTATGGACTCTCTGTCTTGTGAGGTATGTACGGTTTCTCTTATATACAATATATCACCTACAGCTATATGACTTTGATCATTAGCATCTTTTTCCCAAACAAAATCAGCATTTTCAAAACCAGGTAATTGTCTATAAACCATTAGTAATCTTTCAGAATTGTCTTCCAAGAATTTTCTTGAATTTATCCAAGCTTCATCCGTATTTTCATAATCATCTCTAATGTTAGGATAAAAACCAGTGTTTTTATCGCGCTCGTGAGCGCTACCATCCACATTAAAGATTAGTAATCCATTTATCCACCATTCATCTGAGTCAGGACCATCCTGGGCTGCATTAAGTGATTTTAATAAATACTTATCACCGAACTCTTCATTGAATAAATACATTTCAGAAGGATTTTCTGCACTAAATCTACCTCTGTTGTAGAAAGTATCATCTCCGCCTGTGAATTGCCAAGCATGGTGATCATGTTCATCTTTATTATCGTCACTCGGATTATCATCCCACTCATATACGCCATATGTATTATCACCAGTATTCAATTCTATACTTGGTTTAATGCCTTTTAGTTTGAACATAAGTGTAGCTGCAGGCTGACGACCTTTATGCGCAGCGTCAATGTTCTGCCCTAATTCACTATTGTCAAGACAGTGGGTTGGATAGTCAAAACGTCCGGCAGTGGTTGCATTTGTTGTTATACGAGATAATTTTCCATCTTCTGATGCGTCAATAAATATATCTCCGCTTATAATTTCCTTATCTTTTTCAGCGCCTGAAAACTTTATGATACCACTAGGCAAATCGCGATAGATTTTGCATATAGTTATAGATTTTATTATTCCATCTATATCTTGTTCTACGTCGGAAATATCCATTTGGTGCTTTATATTGACACCAAGATTTTTTTCTTTATCATAAATCAAATTTTCTAAGTCAATCGCTTTAGTCTTGGTATTATACCTGTCCTTTTCGGGAATTAATCCTCCGTCATAAGGCATTACATTTGCCACACTACCGCGATATGGGAATCGGCCCATATCAATATAGTGTCGGACATCCCAGAAATTTTGACCACCTACAGTGCCGATACCGCCCAATTCAGGTACAGGTACAGGATTTATAAGAATAATTTCAAAATTTTCAAACCCTGTTGTACAGGCATATTGGTATGCTTTATAAGCTGCACATACACCACCCATTCCAGCACCATAAACTACAATTCTTCTATATGTATCGACTTTTTTGATATCTGCTTCTGTTGCAAATAGAGCTGCTTTATAATCGTCTAATGTCGGGGTGCTTTTATTGATATGATATAAAGTTAATGATGGTATATCTACTTCAAATCCATCAAAATCAACTGTATTTGTAACAGGATTATAGTGGAATAATTCCTGACGTTTTTTACTGAGGCTATCGAATACATTCTTAAGCTCGCGATTGCGATATTCAATCATTCCAGAATTGATATCATTGACAGTTGCATGGTTTATGTATGATGTATTATCTTCAGTTGCCATCAATTGTACTTCATCTCCTTTTTTGTCAAGAGTGATACAATCAATATTAAGTTTTTTATCATACAAAGTCATTGCATTTAATTGACCTTTTAAATTTTTTGACGGATTAGTTATTTTGTAGTGATTTAATATATATGTTTCAATATCACTTAAATCTGAGAATAAAATATACATAAGACTTTCAGGCATAACAAGGTGATTATTTACTAATCTTATTGTGGAACGAGTGGTATTTTTGTATAGTGGTGCATAAAAAGCATTGTCAGCAGGTTCTTTATATATAGTGCGTGTTATACCGTTCATAGTTACATTAAAGTATTTTTTCCCGTTAGCATCTATTTGTTCTCTGCTGAAACTTGCTACTTTCCCTTGTGACCATAGACGCCATATACGTTTTTCAAGATACCAGTCACGGTCATTGTGAGAATCATTAATAATGTCCAAATCCATATCCATGCGGAATGTTTCTTTGTTCATATAAAGACCGGAAGCAGTATACGATACCTGTCTTTTATATGCTTGCTCTCCGGATAGAGATTTATAGTATGTACAAGTTTCAGGATTAGAATAAAATCTGTGTTGATATTTTACAACAACATTGGAATTGTTATCAGTCACCGTACATCCTTGCTTCTGTGCGTATGGTATAATATATACCATATTATTAGGTATTGAATGAAGAACGGTGATAACTTGGGTTTGCTCACAGTCCTTAGAATGAGGAATAGACGTCAGCCCTACATCAGCCGGATCTATTGTGGTTCTGCCACGTACTTTTAATGTACATTTTCCTTCCTTATAAAGATTTACAGTCATACTCATAGAACTTGACGGCGCAGTATTATGAAACCACTTTGTTTCTGAATCTGTCTGAACTCCAATAGCAACATGGTCAAGGCAGGACGTAGTAAATGTAATTTTTGCTTGGTTTCCTGCAATGTAAGCATAATTTTCTCCGTTGTTAAGTATAGTTTCAACTTTTGTGATTGATATTGTAGGTGTAAGATTTTTTACTGCGGATAATAATTTAGTCTTATCATAATAAGTACTAGAATTAAAGCTTGTCTGCAGTGTTGAAATGGCATAGGGTTTGCCGTTTATAAAAAGATTTGTGCTGTTTGATGACAGGCGTTCTTTTCGGATATATAGCTTGTCTTCGATATATGATTTTACAGTATTGCTTTCGATTGCTATTGCTCCGAGATAGCTGGCTGATTTTCCAAAAACTGATTCGACTGCTTCTTCAATATTTTTTGTACTAGTTGTAAGGTTAAAATAATTACCGCCTGAAGTATCATTTACGCGGATTCTGTTAGTTATATTAAGTTGTTTACTTAGAAGCCACATAGATTTTGCTTTATACTGTGAAGCTGAATATGAGTGTCCATTATCATCAGTTCCATAGTAAAATCCACAACTGCGGAAATAGTTATCTATATCTACAAAATTAGATTCAAGTGCTGAAATAACATCTTTTCGTTCTGCATATATCCAACCATTAAAGCGAACAGCATTTGGTATATAAAAACTTTTTCCACAGAGAATAATGAAATTATTTTCATCCTGTGTGGCGTCTAAGCCTGTCAGACTTTTGATTTGTGCAATTACCCTATAGTAGTTTTTAGGTACACCTTGTACATCTTTATAATCAAGAACAGCTTCAATAGTTGCATCTGCAGGAATATAATTATCATAATCATAAACAATATAATCAGGCAAATCATTTACTAGAATTTTGTATGTTTTACCGCCTTCTTCGGTAAAGACTATTCTGTCACTATAAACAGAAATATCTGCCTGAGCGACATTATAGTGAATCATAATCCACTCTGATACAGTGCAAAGTTTCTGAATTTGAACATCAAATGATGAGTATACATATCGTTCATCATTGCAGAAAACAGCATCCTGTGCAACAGAAACATAATATAAATCACCTTGTTTTGAACGAGCAAAGGTCTCTTTTGTTTGTGGGTTATAGTCAACTGTATATCCAGCTCCGGTTTCTTCTTCAATTAAATCCTGAACTTTGATATAGTCATGACGATATTCAGTAGCTCCTAAAGGTGCATATGCCATAGAATTACATATAACTTGATTAGCATAAGTAAATGAATAAACCCCTTTGTATATAACTCTTGTACCTTTGTTTGCCGAGATAAACTGTATATCTTCTTCGGCCGCAGCAGAGTATTTTTTTCTTAGGCGATCAATACTTCTTTCCATTTCTGTGAAAGTTACACTTGCAGCAGAATCGACGTAATATTCACCGTTGATTTCTTCTACAGCTGAGACAGGGGTTACTTTAGCAAAAGCTTCTTCCTGATTAGTAACAGCAATCATAACATTAGTTGACTTGTCAAAAATAACATATGTAAATATATAATTATCAACTTGAAAATGACTTGTGGCAATATCAAGAAGGCGTTGCTTGCCTGGAACATAAGGGGGAATATCAGAATCATCATAGCTGTCTTCTACCCTGCATTCAGAATATACTCCGTATCCATAACAGTCACTATGATCAGGACTGTCATCTTCGTCCCATTCCGTATAGTTATCGTATTCGTCCCATGTATCACCATAGTCCACTTCATCCCATTCGTCCCAACAATTATATTCGTTAAAATTATTTGACATTTTCATTCATCTCCAATCTTTTTTTTATAATATTTCTTATATATTTGTTATATATATTTTCAAATTCTATTCCTCTAGATATTGCTTCCTGCATTCGTGTTTTGATATGACTGATGATTATACTAAAAGCTGTACAAGAAAATTCAGGAATATTTTCTATTCCGCCAGCAAGAATAGATTCATTTAAACATCCGCCATTACAAAGATGATATACGTTACATTGTTCTCTACATTTCTGCTTGCGTATGGCACTTTTATTTATAATATTTTTATAAATTTTTGTTTCAAAAACATCATGTAGATCATTAAAGTCCATTATATTTCCAAGACGATACTCTTCAGGATAATATCTTCCGCAGGGATATATGTCACCGTTTGAATGTACACTTAACCAATGTTTTAGACAACTACTGTGTGTACAGTATTTTGGCTTGCCAGATATAACAGATTGTGCATAACTATAGAAGGGACTTATACTGATTCCGGTAGTAGTATCAAATAGCCATAAATCAAATAATTCACATATTTTTTCTGCATAATATTCTGGATCTGTTAATAAAATATCCTCGTTTTCTTTAGCAGATCCAGATGCAAATATTGTATTAAGTTTTAAAGGCTGATTCTTATTGCGGAAATATTCATAAACATCAATTAAGTTATTAATATTATGCTTACCTACAACAGCTATAGTACCAGGGATAATGTTATATTTTTTTAAATTTTCATATCCTTTTAAGGTCATATTTGTATGACTTCGCAAAAAGTCATTGTATGGACCTTCAAATGAAAATCCAATTAAAATGTTATTATCTGCAATAAATTTTGCAACATCTTCAGTGACATAAGTTCCGTTAGACTGCATGCTATTTTTAATATTTTGGTTAGGGTTATGTTTATATTTTTGTTCTAATTCTAGAGCGCGTTTATAAAATGTCAGAGGCATACTTAAAGGTTCACCACCATGCCAGATATAGTGTATACCTGAAAAATGTGGCACGCTTGAAGAAATTAATTTCTCTAGCATTTTGTCTGACATTTGTTCATTATCATAACCTGTTCCAGCGTGATAACAGTGTTTGCAACGTAGATTACAGGCATTAGTAGGCTTTACTATAATAGAAATAAGATCATTTTTATTTATCATAATAAATT